TTAATTGATAATAAAACTTGCATCTACCTCACCTAAATCAAGCATATGATTAAATTGTTGATCTGTTAAGGGCATAGCTCCCCAATAAACGCCGTGCTCTCGTAAACCAACTTCTCTGATTAGTCTGTCACGAATAACTCGCCTTGTCATTGCAGTATTATACGTAAATCGAAGAATATGTGGGTATCGTTTAGTTCTATAAAACTTAGTTAGTTCGGCCGTACTAAAAACAGAATATGAACCAGCATATTTTAAGAATGATTCTAATGATGGGAATTCACCAATATTTCTGTATTCTTCAACTACACAAACAGAAGTGATAACCGACCGGAAGCGAGCATTACCTGGTTGATCAGAAGTGCGATATGTCACAATAATATCACCACGCCTGAACTCTGACACTTGCTCCATTGCACACAAATAAATCTTATGGATACTATTAGTATGAGAAACATCTTGAATAATACTATGGGATTCATTATTCAATATAGAATCAGGTAACATTCGCGTATGATACATAGGATAAATTGACATTAAATATTTATTATTGCCGCGAATATTAAACTTTGGATAATCTCTAATGATGTCAGCATTGTTTCGATGCATATTCCTTAATAAAACATTTTCCTGACCATTAGCTGTATCTTTAGAACCAATAATATCGAAGCCATATCGTTGCATTAAAATCATCAAATATTCATGTTTATCGAAAATAGTTACATAAATATCATCAGCATTATACTTAATAGCATGATCAAAAACCTTTTTTATAAATCGCTCACCTCGCCTTGTCCCTGCGGAATCAAATTTAAATGTACCAATTTTTAAATGCTTAGCATTAGGCAATTGAGGTGTTGTATCAGTTACTTCGCCATCCTCAATTTTTAAATACATAAATCCTTCTATGAGGCTTTCATTATTATATAGTACATATGCACATTCTCCATCTGCAGCCTTTTTTTCAAACCAACGAGGAAATTCTACATAATCTGCTTTTAACGTAATAAAAAAATCATCGTTTAAATTAATATTAGAAAAATTTTGGTAAACCAGATTTTCCATCTTTTCACCTTACATTTAGAAATTAAAAAAAAACTATCATCACTAGTCTATTTTGTTAATACAACTTAATAATCCGAACTATAATAGCTACCAATTTCATATGGTACATTGTAATCATTGCAATATAAAGCATTGAGAGTTGTAGTAATCATGTATCCAAAGTCATAAATTTATCGTTAATAAGAATAATAAATAGACACTTTGCTATTAACTCCCACATATGTACAACAGAGCCATTAAGCTACTTATAAATGAGTTAGAACATAAACTATAAATTTCAGTTTTTCATTTCTCCAACTCCCTCTGAAGCCCGCACCAATACTGACGTTATGTCATTACTGAAAAAAACAACCGTGATCATTAGTTTGTCAAAAAACACCACGAAAAAAACACGTTTCATAATAGTATCAATAACTTAATAAACAACCGAAGTCATTGATCGTGATCATTAAACTGAAAAAAGCTGTAATTTAGATCATTCATTGAAATTTTATTTAATGCTCTGAATGGCGTTTAAGCGCATCACTCAAGCTGCCAACCCCCGCTATTACTGGGGCTTACGGGTTAATTTGCTGCAATTCTACACGGCCAGAACTACGAAAAATAAAACTGCAAAAACTTTTAGATCATAAAGCCCGCAGGTGGGGAGGAGTAGTGCGGTTTCCGTGGGTTTTACGTCACCGTGACAGATTCCGTGAGGGGCTGTGCGCATCGTGGTTGGGTTGGTGATTGTTGTTCCATACCTTATCAACAGGCATAAAAAAACGCCCGTGTGGGGCGTTGAGGTAGGTATTCTTAGCGCAGTTTATTTAGTGATGGGATCCAAGCGTCGCTTTAATTTAGTTGATGCTTTGCCATGGCCTGTGATGCCGTCACTTTGATTAGGTTGGGTTGTAGGTGCCCCAGTCTCTGGGCTGTTATGAGTATGGCTGGCTAAGGTACTTGATAGCTCCGTGACCACTTGCATTAGATCACTGAGTAAACTCAACACATTTTCTTTTTCAGAACCTACCCATGTCTTAGGGCTTTGATAGCTTTGTGATTCAGAAGCTAGCACCTTACGCACTTTGCACTGCAGCGAGGCAAGTACATCGGTTTCATCAACAAAGTTACCGTCTTGGTCTACTAACTGGTAAACCCCTTTGCGATTTTGGTAACGGCTTTCGCCGGCTTTTATTCCTGGTAGTTTAAATCCAAGCGGCAGCACACAACGAATAAAGGGTTTATCCGGTTGCCCAAAGATAAAACCTATCTCTACAATGGCACCAATTGCAGGCGGTTCTAACCTTCCAGCATGATCACCTAATCCCGGCACAGGCAATGGCACCGCTAATAACGGAGCTTTGTCTTTATATTCAACACCCTTTTCATCGAGCAACACAATATCAACTGCATAATGGGGATAAAAACGATCAGATAAATCGCCCTCGTTTGGCAGCTCGGGTAACGCTACTACTTTACCCCAACGCGGCAAATGCCATTTACCCGTTAGCTCTGGAAACAAGCGATAGATAATCCGCCTTATTGTGTTTTCCATGTTAGCTTTGCCTCCGTATCTGAAAACTCAACCGCTGATAACCGCAAGCCATTCACTACCACGCCGGGCTTTAACTTTGGTATGGCTGGCACTTGCACTGATTTGGTGGCTGTTTGGCCCGTCATTAATTGAGCCGGTATGATGATGGGTTTATTTGACCAATAGGAATCGGCCCAACTACCCACGTAAATTTGGCCGTTGCCTTGTTGCTGCCAGAATAGATCATCAATGCTAAATGCTTGGGCTAATTCATCCATGATGCGATAGCCGTTACCATCAGAATAAAAACACGGGATGGCCGTCTTACTATAGGCGCGTTCCGGTACCACAAATTGCAATCCGGTTTTATCGGTGACTTCGCCAAGCAGCTGCATTAGCGTTGGATGACGCATCATTACATTTAATGGCTTGAACAAAATGGCGGATAATTCACGACAGAAGATAACGGACCAGCCATTATCGGCAGGTTGTACCCGTTCGATATAACCTAAGAACACCCGACTAATGGCATCGCCCCAACCTAAATCAACTGCAGCAATGGTATTAACGTTAGGGCTACCTTCAACGGTGATAGTGCATCGTCCGGGGGTATTTTCATTAAAGACGATACGATGACTTTTGGTTTTAACTTTTGCCGCACCTAAATAGGCGCGGCAAAGGAATTTACTATTAATGTCTTTATTCATGCGAGTTGGTTATCAATCCGTTTTAATACGCCCATTACTCCGGTCAGCTCCACTGCAGTATCTGGCGGCACATCATCGTTTTGTTCTGTGCTGGTTACTGGCGTAGTTTCCCCTTGCACTTTTTGTTGTGCGGCAGGTTTATCCGGTTGGCGTTGTTCCTTACGCTCCGGCACTGACAAATGCTCTATTAATTCAAAGGCCACTTGCCATTGTCTTAAATTGGCTTGTTCATCAGCACGAATCGTTCCTTGGAATTTAACTTGGCGAATTTTTAGGGTTTCCGCTGTACGGTTGCTTATGCGGAAAACATGGCGGGCACCATTATCTTGGGTATCTGCCATGCTGAATATATTCGTTAATAATGTTGATTGGTTGAATGGGATGATGCCAGCAATTGCCAGCACCTTGCCTTTAGTTCCTATTTCCGCTTGGTCGGTCGCTGACGATTGGCCGGACATATCCTTTCCGGCCAATTGTTGACGAACACTAATGCGCAGGTTTTTTAGTGGGAGTTGAGTTCCGTCTAGGGTTAGCATTTAGACCTCAATAACTTTTCCGTATTGAAACTCTTGATATGAAGCGGACCACCCCTGCAAGTTAGACATTTCTATCTCAGCAGTGGAAAATTTAGTCGCATCAACAAATGTCCCGCCAGTTCTAGTCTTATGAATACCTCTAGTACGTAATGACGATGTATTATCTAAACTAATACCAGAACCTGTTGTTTTGTAATTAATAATATTTTCACTATAATCACTGATTATACTTTGACCTTTTGCAAAAATATTATGCAACGTTAATCTCCACCCCAAATATAATTTTGATGAGTTTAACGTTATTATTTCAGCATCAACACCAAGACCAAATTCGACATCGAAATGATTAATAGTTAAATCTAAAAACTTACTGTCATTATCACTTGAGATATAAACTCTGCCGCACCCACTTAAAGAGGAACCTGTAATAATTAAGGGTTTAGTAGCGGATGACGTCAGTTTAATATTTATTGTGCCATTAATAACATCAGGTAACGAATCAATTGCGTCTTGAATTCGATCTGCATTAATAGTTAAAACATTAGATCCTGACTGAACTGATGATGGCATATATGCATTATCACCACCCGCTTTAATTCCTGTTTTTCGTATCGTTCCACCGTACCAATACATACCGGATGGAATTATTACATTATCTGGCAATTCGCCATTAATATAGTCCGCATACCCGCCTGAAAAATCAGCCGGATTAGAACCTCTTTTAGTAATTGTAAGTGAATTATAAATATCACCACCACTATGTGTCTCACCATCTAAAAATAATTTTTTTAACGGAGTACGTTTATCCCCATCATCTCTTTCTTCACCGCAATCAATCTGTAATGTTTTGAATGTGTTTTGTAATCGATATAATTTATGTGCAACTAATGGGCAAACATTTATACCTTTATTGTTTTCAACCCACGTCACACCAAAGTCATTAAGCTTACCCGTGTAAATTAAACCACCTTTCCCCGCATTAGCCTCTACCCATGTCAGACCGTGGCCATTGGAATGACCATCTACATAAAAAGCAGTACCCATACCTTTAGAGTCATTCAATTCTTTCCAATATGATGTTGAGCCACAATAATGCGACCACCCCCCTGTACAACCAGAAGAAACAGCTTTTCCTATATAATTTTCATTGCCCCCTTCTACTATATTATGGTAGTTAGCATGAGCTGTAACTGATTCCATTTTAGTACCATAGACACCGTCATTACGGATAAATCCGCATCGCTGATAAGCACTAAATCCTCTAGTAAATAAGGTAAAACCAGTAAATTTCCCACAACCTTGTCCTGATTCAAAACCGCCTAAAGCAACACCATGGCAAATTGCATCGTCATTGATAACTCTCAAGTTGCCTGAATATTTAGATTCCCGATTCTCGATCGGATACCCATAAATTAACAACGCTGCAACTTTATGGTCATCTACATCACCAAATTTAGATGTTATAAACTCAGCATCAAAATGTACCTGCGGAACTTCATCGATTCGAAAAACATGAGATCGAGATAGAGAATACTTTCCACGTATTACTAACTCGACACCATATTTCCTCGCATCATTGTATGCAGCATCCAACGCATCGGAACCAAATCCATAATTTTCAACTTTTATTTTAGAGTTTAATGGGACAAGCTTCGACGGTGATTGGTCAGTAAATGAGATTTCTGATAGATCAACATTAACACCACAAACTACCCATCCGGTTTTTGGGGTTGGATTCATCATAAACAATGTTGATTGTCTTACGTCTGGATAATCAATTAATTCTACCGAAGTTTCACTATCAACAACCTGGCCAATTAATGAATTAACACTACCAACAAGTCGATATCGATGCCCACTCAGCATCCCAGCCTGTTGTTTATCATTATCAACAACAAAACCACGGCTAGCACTTTCTCCCTTTGCTCGCATATCACCCACGCTACCATCTTCAAACACCTGCGCTATCTTGCACACAAAGTGGTTCACGCCTTGGGCGTCGGCGTAATCGTCTTTTTCATCTGCAGAAACAACAAAGGTAAATTTCGTTTGCCATTCACCTGTTGGTGAACCTTCGCGGAATGCATCGACATAAATGAAGGCTGGTTTTTCTGGTACCTGAATGATGCGATCAAAATCAAGGCTAATGCGATGGCCGGACACATAACCCGCACCCGCTTTAATGCTATAAGCACCTGATTGTGGTGTAACAATAAAGCCATCATCAATAAACCAATCTTTGCCGTTCTGGTCGATGATCGCTTGCGCGGTGTCGTTATCCATTTTGGACATACGCTTATGAGCATCATATTGCCAGCTAGATGGATCAACCGTGATATTGGTTGTTTCGCTAATGCCTTTATATTCCAGCACGAAGGAACGCACCAAGGTATTACCCGTAATGCCTGGTGCATCAAAGGTTTTATCTACTGGCGGTGGAAAGTTAATGGCAACAAGCACGTTGTGTTCAGAACAAAATAAACCCGACCAGTTAAACGAAAACGGGCCAACATTACTTGCCAGTGTGGTGGAATAAATCACGGAATTTTCAGTTAAGCGGCCTTGCTCATGTACTGCAGATTCATGCACCACATGTTCAACCGGCACAACATCATCACGGTCTGGGAACGTAGGGCGATTTGGAACATTGGCAAAAATAAACTTATCGATCACCAATACTTTATTTTCAGCCTGCATCTGGGCAATTAATGCCTCACCTGCTTTGGTAGTAATAACGGTTGCTGTATTGCTCATTGTTTCATCCTTGACTATGCGCGGCTTGTTGCCACTACGCATTCAAAATCCATATCCATTGCTTGTGGGCTTGGTAGCACCATCACTTCAAGTTTTGTTGTTGCAACGGCAATCTGCTGATCACCGTCTAATAAATTGGGGTTGGCCATAATCGGCATTTCTAAATAAGTAGTGTATTGGTAGCGTCGACAAGTTCGTCCATATTGACAACACATCTCATCCAATAAACCCGGAATGCTACTTAAATCACCATCACGGATTTTCAAGCTGATTACATCCCAATCAACATGGCTTAAACGTTCATCAAGGGTAATGTGCGCAAAACCTAGTTTTTCAAACATGTCATGCCAACCAGCCACCGAACCCGCACCACTGGCGAACTGATAAGCAAAAGCCACACGAATGCGGTAAATGGTTTCGGGCTCTTTGGCTAACCGCTGCACATCACGTTGCCATGCTAATAAATCAACAATGCCGATAGGTGCGGTCATTGGGTCTAATTGCTTTAATGGCAATTCCAATACTGTTTTAACGCGTTGCCAATATCCGAGAAAAACTAACACCAGCTTTGCCAGCTCACCACGCCCCATCCAAAACGGTAGCTTTAATTTAGGCAGTTGCATCGATCACCCCGAGGGTTTTAATGCGGGGCACATTTATGCCAGTAACAAAATCACGGTTATCAAATTCTAATGATTCAATACCACTGAACTGACGATGTAATTCTTGACCTAAGCGTGAAAAACTAAAGCGAGTCGCAGGTTTGGTGCGAGTAGCGTTGTAATCGGTATTTTCACGAAACGCGGTACCAATAAATAATTCCACTTGTTCAATTAATGTTTGGCGTTCTTCTGCAGTTAATGACGGGAACGGGTACAAGTTACAACCTATTTCAATATCAGTGTTTGGCATTGCCATCACTAACAAATCATCACCGTGGCCGTGTTGACCTTGGTTTTTAATGTAGGTGTTAAGATCATCAATCATCGCTTGCGCTGGTTCGCCCGTATCTAACAAGATAAAGGCGTTAGCGGTACCTGCACCACGGGGCGCATTGTGTTCAAAATAGACATTGTCATTGTTGATACCTGCTCGGGCTGTTAGTAAGGCACGATAAGCCGCATCAATATGCCACTTGGCAACGCTGGTAAATTGGTTGCGAATCCGCAAGCGTAAATCATCGTTAGATTCAGCATCAGCCCCCGCAGCAGTTAACCAATCCGCTTCATTACTTACCGATGCAATGCCGGGAATGGCTTTACTCAATACATGGTAATAACCTGCACCTAAGTTAAACGCCGCCCCGCAATCTTCTGCAGTTACATCGGCCATCACTGTGAGGTCATTTTCTGCCAAAGTGGTATCAGCGGTAACTTTAACCCGATAAACGGTGCCATTAATCGGTTCGGTTTGGATCCATGTTCCGGCAGGGATTACAATCGCGGGCCCTTTACTGGCACTGCGAGCAAACACCACCACACCACTGGCGCGGCTAGCAGGTTTACGCTTTAAGTTATATTGCCATGCCCATAAATCTAACCACTGATCAACGGCAGTAGCGACAAACATATTTGGCAACACATAACCGACTAATAATGTTGTAACCAACCATACCGTTGGCTTTACCACTAAATGTTCTATCAATCGCCAGAATGGTGAAAAACGGCTATCGTTAGCAATCATAGAACCTTGCTTATCAGCTTCTTCTTTTAGTGCCTTTTTCCAACTGGCTTCATCTAACGGCACCCCTGCATCTTTTGCCATTTGGGTAAAATCAGGCTTAGGAATATTATTCATCGTTGGCCTCAATCACTGAAAACGACACATCACCAAAATCGGTGGTTTGGGCAAAAATATACAAAGTGCCATAGCGAGGTTCTTCAATGCGTACAGTTCCCGGCACCAAGCGCACATCTTCTTCCACCAATAATTCAATTTGAGTGCGAATATCGGCTTTTTTAGATTGGCTGCGTTCTGCAATCATCATTACCGCTAATTGGCTTTCAAGAATCGCGTGTTTAATATCTTGAGCAATAACCGCGCGGTCTTGAATCACTTCAGGGTTACGTCCTGCATCTAAAACAAGATCACCATTTACTATTAATAAATCCTGGTACTTCATTATCCCGCCACCATTTCCATTTCAGAGGCAAAATCTTGCGGTGAGTTCATTTGACTAACTTGCATGTTAATCGGGCCATAACTGGTTGATGCCGATGTATAAGAAGCTATATTTTTAGCCGCACCGCCTTGGGGAATATTGGCACGTGGGGTTGCTTGTTGGACTGATTTAGATTTGCCTGTTTCATCATCGCCCCCCATGCCGGGAATTAATGACATGACCGACTTTGCCATGTTCCACACTTTGCTGAATTGTTCTGTTATCCAACCAAACACAGCGCCAAACACACCATGTAGTTTTTCAGCAACAGCAAATAACCCATCAAAACCGCTAGTATCAGTAAAGCCACTCATTACCCATTGCCAACCACCTTTGACCAATTCAAACGCGGCCATAAACGGTGCTGTCATTAATGTGATTGCGCCTTCTAAGAGTTGAAACCATGTGGTATCGCCGAAACTGGCTTTGAGATCATCCCAGTAATAAACCAAGGCACCAATTGCAGCGATGACCGCCACAACTGCAGCAACAATCAGAAAAATCGGGTTAGCGACCATCACCATATAAACACCAAACAAAGCCGTTCTTAATGCTACTAATCCACTAGTAAGCAATAAATTCATAACCGACCATGTTTTAGCCACCATCATGTAACCGACCATGGCTTGTTTGCCTAATCCCATCATTAAGGTAAACATGCCACCTGCAGCAACAAGGCCAAAGAAACCAATCACGGCATAACCAATGTAACGGGTAATATTGGGTAAAATTGTTGTCCATTGAACCAAGGTTTGGGCGCCATTGGATAACACACTGACCACCTCTAATACGGCTGGCATTACCGCATAACCAAAGGCAATCCGAACTGAATTCAATCCCTGCTCTAATCGTTGCCATTGATCAGTCATCGTGGCAGCCATCTTAGTGGCAGCATCCATGCCTTTAACCTTACCCAAAGTATCAATGCCATGTTTAAGTTGCTTGGTATCCTCAATCATATTAAACAGCATTAAAGCACCATCCCCCAGACCAGCCGCATCCAAAAAGGTGCGCGCTTCAGAACCTTTCATCCCTGCAATTAATGGTTTTATTTTCTTTAAAACATCCATCATAGGCAGCAATTCACCACGACTATCAACCAAGCTAACACCTAACTTTTCTTGAGCACCTATCGCCCCTTCTAAAAAGTTGGTGTATTGAGTAACAGCATCACCTTCCGACATTTTCGTTTGCAAATAACCTAATACGGCTAGTTGTTCATGCACGCTTACGCCCATTGTCGATGTTAACGAGTGCATGCCATCAACCATTCCCGCAAGTTGGTCCATGCCTGTACCATATAGCTTTTTAACTTCAACAGTCATGCCTGCCGCTTGTGATGCCCATACATCTTTTCCCATAGCATCGGCTTGTTGCTGATAGTTACCGTATAAGGTTTTCATATAAACCCCAACAGTGTCAGCGTCCGACTTCATTGCCATGGCTAACGTTGCTGAACTACGAGAAACAGACGCCAACACATGGCCGGGCATCTGCCCCATATAATTAGTAATAGTTTCTGAATGACGCACCACATCCACTGCAGCTTGGCCGTATTTCGCAGAGAAGAACATTGCCTCTTTTGCTACTGCACTTAATGCTTCATCAGCCACACCCAAGGCTTTAACTTCGCCAAGTGCTCTATCCATTTCAATGGCAGGCATTAATGCTGCTTGCAGAGCAAAACCCGCTCCCGCAACACCTGCAGCACCCGCAATCATGGTATGGGTACCCGAACGGTATTCCCGACCAAGATCACCGAATTGACGTTGAATATGAGCAATCGGTTTACTGATTCTGTCTATCAGTCCGACTTGGAACATTAGCGCATCAGGTAGGCTCAAAATTGCATCCTTGCTTTAACTACTAAACGCCTTAGCTACTCCATTAGCCGTGGCAATTGCCATGTTTTCCCAGTGGTTTTTTTCTAACCACACTGCGCGGGCTAAATTGGCTTCACTATCGTTTTCGCTTGGCAGCCACTTACGTCGCCAAGCCAACATTTTGCCAAAGTCGTTACGATCTAATGCCGTAACCAAGGCATCTATTTTTTTACTTTAATATCTAATGCTGGCGCGAACTCTTGCATTAACACCCCTGCAATCTGTACTACCGCAGCAGGGTTATTGGCGGTAATGTCACGTAATGCGGGTTTACTTTCTTCAGCTGCAGTGTTGAATACAAAGTTATGTGCAGGAGCTACTTTGTTATCTGGCATTAGTTCATTCATGTAATCGTTGTAATCAACTTCTGTTGGTACAAATGACAATGATTGACCGCCAATTTCTAATACAACTTTTTTCTGTTCCATGTGTTCACTCACTTTGTTAATAAGGCCGCTTGTTCTGCGTACCATGCTAAATAATCTTGGGCTTGGGCTGCGCATTGTGACAATGCCAGTTTTAGCCGTGGCACATCGTCTGCCGCTGTTTGGGCTGGCGTGGTGCCTGTTAATCTCGGTTTATTACACTGAGTGATTAAACCGGGCTCGGGTAACAAGGTGATCACTTCAACTTGCACCGGATTAATAGAGTTGCTGCAACCGCTTAATAACATCATCAGGCCAAGGCTGCTGATAGCACGCCTTTGTTTCCAACGCTTCGCGCAGTGCTGCTGTGGTTTCATGCGACTTAGCCTCTTGCGCTATATGTAATTGTTGGCGTTGTTGTAATAACTGGCTAATGGTGCGATTGCGGCTAACTAATTGCTGTATTTGAGCATGGTTAACTTGATTCACCGTTAACGCCTGATCACGACTTTGTTGTGCCGTTAGCTTTTGAACTTCTAACGCCCGAACTGATAACGCTAAGTACGCCACCAATACCCACGGCAGGATCACTAATGCTTTTTTAATCCACTGCCATGCAACGGTCATATTCATTACCCCGTCGAGTTACCAATCCTTGCAATTTCTTACCACCTCCATATACCCACCGTTTTAACTGGCCGCAGGCTTGAACATACTCACCTTGCTTAATCAATCGCGCTATTTGAGTTGAGGTACCATCTTTATTTTTTAAAAATCGAGTACAACCGGTATTAAATACAAATGAGGTAAAGGCATCATGCTGGCCTTGGCTCATGGGGTTATCTTTGGGAGCTATGTTCACTAAGCATTGTTCCGCCTGTTCAACATTCACCGCCCAATCTTTTGCCACTTGGGTAATATCAATGGGTCGCTCTGGTACCCCGTGAGTATTACCGATGCCATTAGTGACTAAACCTGCCGGACACTTATAAGGATCTAAGCGGCACCCCTCTGCATTGCCCATTAATGCGAAACCTGCAGGACTGGTTTTTACTGTGGCAACTTTTTCACCTGCAATCACTACTTGGCCCACTGGCGTGGTTGATTCAACAGCAACACCACCCGCCAGCACACCAATGGCAGCGACCACACTGCACACTATCTTTTTAAACTTGTTCATTGAGATAAATCCCTTTTTCTCTGGCAATACGCTGCATCACACGCTTATGCCAAACATTCAATAACAAGGCGATAACCCCCACAGCAATGGACGACATAAAATATAAATCCTCCATTGAGAGTGAACTAATGATCACTCCAAATGCTGATATTGTGTAAGCAATCCAGCTTGTTAATCGATCCCACCAATCATGCATTGAGCTATTCCTTTAGCTGTTGGCACATTACGCAACATTGACACCCCGGCACCGCTAATTGGCGAGCAATGGGGATTGGGTCGCCGCATTCTTCACACTCTGCCGCACTTTTCTTTTGTGGCTTAAATGATTTTGCTCGATGGTTCGCCAACGCCATTTCGGTGAATTTGGCTTCCGTTTCACAGCCGTTATCAATAACATCTGTCATCCAGCCCCCTACTGCACTAAATCGCTAGTTTCGTCATCGCGCAGGTAAGGCACACCATTAATACGAACGAATTTAGGATCGGTAACATCAAACGGCACTTTATGAACTAAAGCACTGCCGCCATTAGCATCAATATCAAGCAAATCAGATAATTTAATACGACAACCAAAGGCTTCAATTTTGAGTTCGTCTTTATCAATTTTGCCGTACCACATAGCATCAAAATCAGGTAAACCACGCCATGAGCCTGCATTTTTAGCCGCTTTACTTAACAAGTTAAATTGGGAGGTGGCGAGTTCCATTTCGCCCGAGGCTTCCACATCACCATCCACATAACCATCAGGTACACCACCTGTTTTATTAACCGCTGAATTGTCGGTAATAGATAACGTGACCTTTTGCGCCTTTAACTTAATATCACCTAAGGTGAAATGCATGTTCTTGCCAGAAATACGCATCGACATAAGTTATTTCTCCGTTCCGTGGCTCAAATCCAACGCGATATTAACCACGATGTATTTAGGGCAATGGTGAGGTCTCACCATGATGCTGATCACCACTTTGGTTTTGGTTTCCCACACAATTTGTACATCTTCATCACGCGGAGTCATGATTTCACCGGGGAAGGTGATACCGCCAATTTCAGTGGTGAATGCCATATCGAACAATACTTTGCGGAAAAAGCTGCGGTTTAGTTCAATGCTTGGCGGTGTTGAATTAAGAATGCGATCACCAATACGGCTAATAGCCTTGAAACGCACACGGCGATTGGCTTTGTGTACCGGACGGACATATTCCAAAAACTGATAATCACCCGTTTTGGTTTCCAACGTCATGGCATCAGACCAATACACACCCTCATAATCGGGGTAAGTCTGAGGCACTGAATAACGGGCATTGGCTAAAGTGGTAACAGTGGACATTTCCAACAATTTGCCAGCACTATCCGTTGGCATCTCACCTAATAACAACACCGAACCGGTAGCAACACGCATTGGCGTATCTGCTACCGTTACTATGCGATCACATAAACGCCCAGCTAGCACACCGATATTGTTGCCGTTAAGCATTGGCACAGGCACAACCCAACGCGCAGCCACATCTTTAACCAATTCAAGCATCGCGGTTTCATAGGCTGCCCAAGTTTGAGCTTCACTATCGATACCAGGAGTAGCAGCTAGAATGAAAATCCAGCGACCTAGCTTGCTCGTTAATGATTCAGCTTTTGCCTGCATTAAATCAAATTGGGCTTTATCTGTGGTTACATCAACCAACACCACGGCTTCAAAGCTGTCTGATTGGTTAGCATGGTCGATCGCATCTTCCCAAGAGGCACCATCCCCCAAACCATAAATTGCAGCTGTCCAGTTTTGTTTGCCGTTGGCTTGTGCTGCAATAACGTTATTACCAAGCGCATCATTTGCCACCACATCATCTAAATTAGTGGCAGCGTTAATACGAGTAACAGTACCTTGTAATTCTGTTTTGGCTGTTCGACCAATAAACAAAAAGTGGCGTTCAATTTCGGGCGCACTACCTTGCCCTAAGTTGAGGTTATTAACCTCTACCTGACCAATAGCCATTCCTAATTCCTTTTATTTGCCTGCTCAATTAATTTAATAAGCTGACGATTAACATCCTGTTCTTTGCTACCAAGAATCTTTCGTTCTGGTAACGGAATATCCCATGCGACGGTATGAGGTTGGTTACTTAACTCACGAATAATTAAACCCGCTTTGCCATGGCTAACGGTTTCCATTAAGTAACGCAATGTGGGCTTTTTCTTACCCTTGCCATTTTTCTTAGCGACGGTATAACCCAATTCACGTAATTTACGAGCTTGGCCTTTACTGCATGGCGCTGAATAATTCGGTATTCCCCAGCGTTTACGCATTTGGCTGGCAGTCATTTTCTGCGGCTGGCCTGTATGATGCCTTGCTGCAATTCGACCTGTTAAACGGTTACCCCATGTCAGCTCTAAACGGTTGGCATTTTTGACATAAGGCTCTAACCCTTTGCCTAATCGCTTTAGCATCTTGCCTTTTGTTTTACCTTTACGTGATGCTAGTGCTTTACCATCAATATCTTTTTGTTGGCTTATTCTGCGTCTAGCATTCTGGCGTTCCCACCGACCAAGTGATTTGAGTAACCAAATTCGCTTTTTAGGTGGCATGGCAAGTAATGCCATTTTTTCGATAGTTTTTAATCGGTCACGTTCATTAAGCTGAATAGTCAGGGTCATTGCTCACCTCGACATCATCAGCAACATCGATGGGCACCGCTTGCACTCGATACTTTTCGCCACGCCATGTGATCATGCCGTTAGGGTCAGGTATCATTTCGATGGGCTCCATCATTTCCAGCTCAATAGCAACATCGGCTGATTCATGGTTATTCACATCAATATTGACTTCCGGATCGCCTAATTCTTCATAATTACGGTCACGGTCATAATCCGCCAACCAACACGCCACCAATGCAAACAGGTTGCGCGGGTCTAATAATTGATGTGGGAAATCTTCAATAGAGACGACCGCGTGATAACGCCACTGGGCTGCAATCGTGCCGCCATTGCCTCTATCTTCACCATCAACTTGAATCGTTGCCCGTTCTTGCCACGCATCAATCTTGTTATCCAATAAATTGCTATTTAAGTGCGATAACAAATAAGCGGTTAAATGTTCTAATTTAGTTTGGGTTGTCATTAAATCAGCCCTACCGTAAAACGTCCCATGCCTAATAATTGGCGAATATCACGGGTTGATTGTGCCCAAAACTGGTGTTGCTGTTCAGGTTCATCGGTTGCCATGTTATTGGCTTCTTTACGTCTATCTTGCGTCGCAAATTCTGGCAATAAATCACCATGAGCACGCGCATAAACAGCACGTGTATAAATCGCAGCTTGTACATCAGTTAAGGTTGGCGGGGTACCCGCTTCACATAACCGACTTAACTCAACTTGCACAGCATCTGCAGCAATGGTTATTGCCATCGCCATTGAGTCATTATCAAAAACAGGTGGAATGCGACGAATACGACGGAAATCATCCGTGAATAAATCAGGCCATCCATTGCCGCTTATTTTCGTTGTATCGCTAGTATTGGGCTTGCCACCAAAACTCATCGCATCACCTAAATGGGTAAGGGAAACAAAAGCGTCACTGGTTATTGTTTAGCATTGCTGCTGCACTACCTCGGCTCAGTTCCCTTGGGGGTCGGTAGTCGTTCAGGTATCCGCTAATTTGCGAATACGCATATCTATTTTTTCTATCAGGGTCTTAACCCCAATATTCGAATTATATGAATGCGCCTCAAATAATAATACTTGGGCGGCTTTCAATTTATCAACATCATCTATCGCACTTGGTAACGGTTTGCCGTCCATATCTCGAATAAACAGTAAACCAACAAACTTGAACCACTTGGCAGTTAACTTTTCATTTAATCGCCAATCGTGGCGTACTTTGCTAAAGATGGTTGAACAATACGGTTCAACAGGTTGGCCGTTTTCCGCTTGGCGTTCGCACCACTGCAATATCATGTCAGCAATGAAATGCGGCCAATTACGTTTTATATTATCGGGCGTGGGTTGGTCTTGTTCGATACACACCAAGCCCCACTTAATTGCCTGATCAAACGCTTCAATATCAAATAGCCAAACCACAACATGTGCAAACAGGCTATTTTTAAATACATCACCTTCTGCCAAATATCGTTCCACATAGGGTTGGTACTTGGGTAACAGTTCATCACGCTTCATGGTGATTCGGTCTTGGACGCGATCAAGCTCTTTAAGACGTTTTAAATCAACATCAAGCGCAATCAACTGTAAATGTAAGCTGTTTGACTCTGGTGATAACACCCCAGTTTTATGAGCCCGTTCCACGGTTGAACGAGCATGTTTTATTTCTCTATCTCGACTACACGGGGAACGTCTCATAACATTACTCTGCTGGCGGTGTATCAGTTATAGAAGCAGGTGTTGGATCGGCACCAATATGCACTTTTGCTTCATTGAATCCGGCATAGCACTTATGGTTTCCAACGGCATAGCCTTCCCAACGTAAATAGGTATTTTCAAACGTTTTACGATCTTCTACATGCTCCGCTTTACGATGACGGGTACCTTTTTGGGTATAGATATGAAGATTGGTTAAAATCGTCACTACCATACGCTTGCCCGGAAAGAACGGCGGCACCACAGCAGGACGACCAGCAATAGAAAACGGCAATTGCTGCGCGGCTTTCTTTTCACTTGGCTTATCGGCATTGTCATAAATGCGGGCACTTTCTTCGGCGACAAGATCAGCACCAACCAATACCGTTAAACCCGGATGGCTACGGAATTGTGCAGGAATGTAGTTATTGATTAAATCCGATGCCATTGCATCCAACGTTTTATAATCACCACCACCTGCATAATCTAAATACACATCAAGATTACAAATTTGGTCAGGACTTTTAGTCGCAATGATTTGTTGCCAACCAATATTGACATCTTCACCATTCGTATTGGTATCAGGATCGGTAGTTGCTGCAGCTGAGATACCATTAAAACCAACACGTAGCATATCCAATGCAAAAGCAATATTGGCCGAGTTATTCAACAACTTCATAAACTCGCCAGCACTGCCACTATTGGCCCACACACTTAACGTATCCCATGTGATCGCACAGCAAGAATCCGTTTCTTTTAGCTGGTAAGTGTTACCACGAATATCAGCTTTTTTATTAAAGCGACCATCAGCTTTACGACCAGTATGTAAGCCAAGTGCGCCAACATCGACAACCTGCCCGACTATCTGATCAACATCCACAACCGTAATGCGCTTTAGGAAAGCTTCAGATTCTAAAATTGCCTGACGTAATTGGGTTTCTTTGGGTCCTGAAATAGAAAACAGCTTTTCAGAGGAAGTAACACCATAAGCTTTTGCCAATTGCTGGGCATATTGATTTAAGTTGGCACTCGCCATTTGATTCAATTGCATACTGCTTCCTTAAACCAATGAGTTAGTATCAAAATCAGCACCGCCAGAATTATCTGGACGTTGATCTGGATTTTCTTCCAGTAGCTTGCTGAATTGCGAATTTAGACTTTTCTGACCTTGTGCCAACTGGTTAAGGGCATTTGTTAAACCACTAAACTGTTCTGCCGTTACACCATCCTTTGGGACTTCAGGCTCTAATACCGGTTCGGGAACGGCATCAGGTACTACTTGATCAGGCTGTACAGAAAAATGCTTTTCTAATAAGCCTGTTAATGCCGTTTGTCCTTCGGCAAGTGCGGTCAATGATGACGTTAACGCACCAAACTGTTCCGTGTTCATAGCTTCTTCTTCTTTGGGTTTTGGGGTTGGCGATTGCTTGCCAAAACTAAACAATCGACGAATTACGCCTTTTTCTTCATGTAGTTCATCCATCATGAATAATTCAGGTTGAGCATGAATACGGCCATTGGAATTAGCTGAAAATAATTTAATACGATCAGTACCAAGGCTGGCGGGAGAATCTGTAATAGCAAGTCCGGCCAAATAAGGTTTACCCGTGTTAGCAAAATTGTCTTGAATCTCAATCGAGCTATATACTTTTTGATCTTGCTGATTAAATTCAATCATTGTTGAGTTTGGTGCTAACACAGCAAACAAACGCATACGCCCGTCGACTTCTTCTGCCTTCACTTCCAACACATCACCGCAAGCGTACCAACGCCAATGTTCAGGCCAAATTCGTGCTCCATATTCATTAGGGTTATAGGACTCCGCCATATCCAGTAAGTCTTGCCCACTGATAGCACGGCCATCAATAGTGTCGCCTTCCGTGGCGACCCGAATCCATCCGGTTTTTAGCTTCCCTGCCATGCTTCATCCATAGTGTTATTCAAGCGAATTATCAAATCACGGCAAGAATACGCAATAGCGTAACCATTCGCACCTGTTGACGTTCTACCCAATTCGGATTTGATGAAAAACAGAAATACATCGAACACTCATTAGTCATTTGAATGATCACTATGCGTATCATTGCGTCATGGCATACTCTCCTGAAATTCGTGAAGCAGCTAAACGGCTATATTTGCGACGTTGGACACCTGACGAAATACGGTTAGAACTAGGGCTACCCAATGCTCGGGTTGTTTATTATTGGGCTGACAAATATTGTTGGCGTGATTTGCTACGTGAAGAAGAAGTGGATGATGCTATCGCTAGACGCATTGTGATGCTGACTGATTTACCAGAGAAATCGCCTAATCAGATAAAAGAACTCGGCATGCTGATTGATAAGCATGTGACATTGAAGAAGCAACGCGCCCAATTACAAAAAGTCCCTGCATCAGAGAATAGTGATCACTCCACCAATAATAAGGAACGCTCAAGCAGTAAAGGCAGCAATAAAAAAGAAAAGAAAGGCAGTCCAAAAAAGAATAATGTTAGCCATTTAACTGCAGAAGATTTTACAGAATGGCACGATAGTTTATTTGAATATCAACATGATATGCGCAATAACTTACATCAGCGCACCCGTAATATTTTAAAATCACGCCAAATTGGTGCTACTTACTACTTTGCAGGTGAAGCATTAGAACAAGCGGTATTAACTGGTGATCCACAGATATTTTTATCAGCATCACGGGCGCAGGCAGAAGTGTTCCGTAGTTACATTATTGCCTTAGGTAAGCAATTCTTAGGCGTAGAACTAAGCGGTAATCCTATCGTACTAAAAACCGCCCATGGTGATGCTGAGTTACGTTTTTTATCAACCAATAGCAACACCGCCCAGTCATACCACGGCCATGTCTATATTGATGAATACTTTTGGATCCCCCAGTTTGAAAAGCTCAACAAACTGGCATCCGCTATGGCTACCCATAAAAAATGGCGTAAAACCTATTTTTCAACACCATCAGCTAAAGGCCACCCTGCCTATGGTTTTTGGACGGGTGATAAATGGAAAGGTGAACGAAAAGACCGCCAACAAAAAGAGTTCCCATCTTTTGACGAAATGCGCGATGGTGGTCGGTTATGTCCAGATAAACAATGGCGTTACATCGTCACCATTGTTGATGCTGCCAATGGTGGCTGTGGTTTATTCGATGTTGACGAACTACGTGATGAATACAGTGATGATGATTTTAAAAACTTGTTCATGTGTATTTTCGTTGACGATGCCCAATGTGTATTTAAGTTTGAGCAATTAGAAAAATGCAGGGTTGATGCAAGTAGTTGGCGAGACTTTAAGCCCAAGAACGTGCGGCCTTTTGCTAATCGTGAAGTGTGGTTGGGCTATGACCCAGCAAGAACGCGGGATAACGCCACTTTGGTAGTGCTGGCACCGCCACAATTTGATGGTGAAAAATTCAGAGTATTAGAAAAGCACCATTGGCGTGGCCTTAACTTTCAACACCATGTTGAGCAAATTAAGCAGATCACCAAACGCTATAACGTGACTTATATCGGGGTAGACATTACTGGTATCGGTTCTGGGGTATTTGATTTGCTCTACAACCTCTTTCCCCGTGAGGCACATGCGATTCATTACAGTGTTGAAAGTAAAAATCGCCTGGTACTAAAGATGATTGATTTAATCGAAAGCCAACGTATTTGCTGGGATGCAGAACACAAAGATATCGCTGCTAGCTTTCTATCAATAAAACGTGGCGTTACGGGCAGTACCAATGTTATGACCTTTAAAGCTGATCGCACTGAAACCACAGGCCATGCCGATGTTTTCTTTGCATTATCACATGCAGCAGCTAATGAACCTCTTGATCACAATACGAAACGGACTTCTACATGGACAACAATACCAACGGCAGCTTAACTACGACTGCAGACAACAATCCAGCCACTGTATTTAGCTTTGGTACTGAAGGCTGGCAATCTGCTAACCCTTTTGACATGTTACATAGCATTGATGATACAGGCGGCATTTACTTTGATGATTATAATGATTTTTGGGTACCACCTTTAGACCGAGGATCACTGCTGCAGATCAGTAAAAGTAATCCCTATCATGGACCGATTATTTTCAGCCGTCGTAATATGGCCGCAGAACAAATCACCCTATCGCCATTACTACAACGCCACGAACTGGAAGCCTTTATCTTTAACTATTGCTTATTTGGTGATGCTGCATTGCTTAAAATCCGTAATCGTATCAATCAAGTTATCGCATTAGTGTGTCTATCCAGTGTATGGCTACGTGTCTGTAAAGACGGTAGTTATAAGTATTTACAACGTGATGGTGACCATAAAACCTATGCCGCTAAAGATATTATCTTTATGAAGCAATATGACCCTTATCAGCAAGTCTATGGGGTACCTGATTATATCGGTGGCTTACAATCTGCCATGCTCAATACAGACGCAACCCTATTTAGACGCAAGTATTATAAGAACGGCGCTCACTGTGGTTTTATTTTCTACACATCGGATCCAAGTTTAGACAGCAAAAAAGAAGATGAACTAAAACAAGCGATGCAAGGCAGTAAAGGCGTGGGCAATTTTCGCAGTTTATTTGTCAATATTCCTAACGGCAACAAAGACAGTATTAAAATTATCCCGGTGGGTGACATTGCGACAAAAGATGATTTCAACACCATTAAAAGTGTAACGGCTCAAGATATGTTATCAGCCCACCGTTTCCCAGCAGGTTTAGCCGGTATCATTCCAAGTGGTACAGCTAACTTAGGTGACCCGATTAAAGCAGATGAAACTTACAAGAAAAATGAGTCAATTCCGTTGGCTCGTAAAGTCATTGAATTGATAAATTCTGATAATGATGTAAAAGCGAATCAAAGACTAATATTAGTATCATAAGTGTACATATAAACATGCAATTGACTTATAATTGATTCATCAAATCAAGGTGGATTATTCAAATGGCGATGCGTGTTAGTTGTAATCAATGTGGTGAAAAAGCACGTATAGGAAAAACTAATTGGTTTTCTTGTACGTCTGCAGATTTATATTGCTCATGTACAGATCCAGAGTGTGGACATACGTTTGTGATGTCACTTGGTTTTAGCCACACTCTGAGTCCGTCCGCTAAAAATACTAATGAATTAGTTATGGCTTTGGTGAAAGTAATGTCTCCCGAGCAAGCAAAGCAACTTCATAGTCAATTATCATTGCTTTAAGTTCTTCTACACAGGCAGCATCAAGTTGCCTTTTTTGTTCCTGTTTGATAATTAAACCCACCAAAAACAACACTTCTTCGTTACAGCATTCCAATGTATTTTGCGCGGCTGCGTTTAAAATAAACTCTAATGCACGCCAATTGAGGTTTTCCATAGCCACTCCCGAACAAAAGCACTGTGTAAGCATACAGTAGTTGTGCGATTAATTGTATTTTTGTTTTTTTGTCGTTCAACCGATGCTTATATCAAATAGGTAAATAAATTTACCCATACCAACACAACTATTACTACATTGAAAATAGTCAGCGCAGAAACGAATTAAGTTACTAATATTATTAAATCGTTATTGAACAGTTTGTTACATCCGTTTATATTAAACAACACAATTAATAACAATAACTTAAGAGCCACAATTGAATTTTAATAACAATAAGACTAACTGTGTTTTTAGATATCGATTTTTTAATGAAAATACAATCGCAGAGATAATTAACTGTGAAATTTGGCATGCAACATTGGAAAGCCTTAATGACCCTTACGAATTACCTTTATTTTTTGATTGGTCATGCCTTGAAGGAGAAGATTTAAACAAATCTTTAGCGCTGATAAATAAGCAATTAATGCTAATGGACCCAATGGATAAACTCACTTCTCATATAGCTTATGGAAAAACTAGAGAAGCCGCTGACTTCATGCGTAAATCCCTCCTTAGAACATTTAACAATATCGAAAATAATTATAAAAACTCTCTTGTAGCATGTTTTAGTAAGGAGCCATCAGATAGTTTAATGTGGTCTCATTACGCTGATGGTATGAGAGGAATATGTATTGCATACGATATAGAAAAATTACAGCAATCTGAAGATTTTAACTTATTCTCAGAAGTTAAATATACGGATAAAGTTAAATATTTTACTTATCGTGACTTTAAGCTAGTAAGACCTAATAAAAATGATAATAGGCTTGTTCACGATTATTCATATAATCAACCAATGGCCGTAACAAAAAGACAGGTTGTCTTAGAAAACTTTGAACATATTTTCCAAAAACATACTCGATGGGAATACGAAAAAGAAATTAGAAATGTATTAATTAGCCCTTCTGAGCAAACAAATGGAATGCTAATTCCTTTTCAAAAAGACGCAATCAAAGCTATCTCATATGGGGAAAAAATCGCACCAACCAATTTACATATTTTAAAGCTTATATGCAAAGAAAAAGGAATTTCTCTTTTCAAAGCATCCCCAAAAAGAGATGATTTTACGGTATTAATAACTAAAGATAATAATGATGTATAGTAAACACACTCATCCTACATAAACGATTGCTAATTGAAGTTTGATCAAATCTCATAGAGGCGAATATATTTATTTGCCTTTCATTCTCGAATAAGCCTTTTTCTTCGTCATACATGACAAATCACCTTGGTGAACTAATGACAATAGCTGATCTCTATCTTCAACCTCTTGTTCCAATTCATAACGGTTAAGAAAGGCTGACCAATAATCTAAACTTGAACGATTTGCTGGCAAAACAGATTCATATCCACGCCAATAGCTACGTTGCTGCTTTAATGTATTTGCCATTCTTAAACGTGACATACGGGCATAATTCAGTTCCTTATGAACATTGTCTAAACGGTTATCCAAATAAGCTAGACGCTCTAATTGCTGATCAGTTATATCTAAAGTATTCTGCAAGGCTTTATGTTCAGCTTTCATTTCATCAATTAATTCAGCTTTGGCCTGTTCTAGCTCTACCTTCACAGCTTCATTACGAGTATTAGCCTGCCATTGGCGACAGTTAAACGCCCAGCCCAAGAAGTTATCAAAATTTTCAGTCGCATTATCACCAGTAAAAGTAATTTGGTAATGGCCTGTCGCTATCACCCCACGTTTACGCTTAGTCTCTCTGGCTTGCGTAATTTCATGATCAAACTCCAACATACTGGCCTTTAGCTTTTCAATACGTTTAGCCTTCACATCATCATCTAACTTTTTGTTATTCTTTGTTATTTGGTGCTGCTTTTTTGCTTGCTTTAATTTAATACGAGCATGGCGAGCAACCTCATCATAATGGGCATTTTTACGGGCAAGCTTTTCTTCGCATTCAGCAATGATAGCTGCCATATTATCAGCAATAAAACTGCCCATTTCTTCCCAATCCTTGGCTCTTGAAACAGCGCCAATACCATAGCGGTTACCTCGAATCAAACCTTGATTACCGTCGCTTCCCTTTGCTGCATAGCCCACAGCTTTCACTAAGTATGAAGCTCCCGCTTTAGCATGTTTAATACGCTCAATTTTTGCAAATCCATTACCCCAAATACGTTCTAACCGCCCAACCCATGCAAAGAAGTGTGTTTTAGGCACTTGCCAACGTAATAAAATATGAACATGCGGATTTGGTTCGCCATCTTCATTAGCTGGCATTTCAGCTACCCAACAATAATCAAGAGGAACGGCGCAAATTTTATATACGTCTTTCTTTATTTCTTTACAACGAGGATGTTGAATTATCTTATCTTTGCGATCACCACGGCGAATCGGTGTAAAAGGACCATCAGCAATAACCTTTCCACATTTAGTACCTGCAGGTTTTACTCTCTCTTGCCCACGCTTTACTCGAGCAGGCATATAGTCAGGAACCCAACCACGCTGATACATCTTTTGGGCTAAATCGATAAAACGACTAACTTCAGATCCAATACTTGAATCAGGATAGTAATCACGAATTTTTGTCCATGGGCCGCTAGCACGAATACAGGGATCACCAATATCAAAAATCTTACGGCCAAATTCATCAATCTCCCCTGTTGGTTTAATCGATTCTTGATTAACGGCCGCCATCTCGCCTTTCTTGCCCATATCATCCAACCATGAGAAAGAACCAGAAGCTTTGATTCGATAAGGTTCTTTGCCATGAGGACTCATAACGACGATGGTCCCAAGTAAACCAGGCTTAGTTCTATTTTTTGATTGTGGTTTACTAGTTAATATTTTCTCGCGCTGTGCTTCCGTAAACGTCAATGTGCCAAAAGTAGTGTAACCACCACGCAATGCTTGAACATACGCACCCGATTCAAACACTTTACGAACCGCACCATCAGTTAACTTATCCGTAAATCTTTCACCAGATTGAGCCGGTGGCATAATTGATGGGCGAGATTGAGCTTGCAATCGAACTCGCCATTCATTCGACCACTCACGATGAAACAATCGAGCCATAACTGGCGCATTTTGAACAAATCCATGTGCATGCAAACAGCCAACAGGATTTTGCTGCCAATTTAGATCAATAGGCTCAAACGTTAATGGCTTAGGGGCAGATTCATACTTAACATTCTCACCACGACGCGCTTTCACTTTTTTAAGCAAATGACCCCATTGTGTTAAGCGTTGCTTCTTAGCTCTTGTTGTCGCTTGAGCCCCTTTTTGCGCTAATTCCTCCTTTGTCGGACTTTTGCGCCGCTGGACAAGGCTATTACCCCCAGCCGCTCCGCGACTGCCCTGCGGGGCTAAATCTCGTGGAAGTTTCGGATCAAAATAATGTAAAGCTTGTTTTAAAACTTTATCGTCAGAATGACCAAGCATGAAAAATTCAGCCTCACTTATTAAGTTTGGCTGTGCATTTGTATACTGTCTGATTTCTTGAGGTGTAAAAAAACCGGACATAAGCCCGGATATTTTATTTAGCCTTGGTTCAATCATAACTCGGCAAACTCCTGTATATCACAAATCAAAAATCCACCTTGATTAGAGCCTTTAACTAACACACCGTTTTGTTCTATTTCATATTCCAATTGAGATTTAGCTGATTCAATCGCTATTTCAAGATTATCAAACTCACCCAGTTGTAAATTCATTACTTCTGCAGTGTGACGATTACGAACAATGCCACCATCAATACCTAAAAATACTGCTAAATAGTTCATCTCAATTACCTAAAATCTTTTAAAGGCCGATTAGCCAATGGTTTTAACGCTTCAAACAACGCATTTACTGCTCTATGTACTTTTGCCCTTGATACTTCATCCATCTCAGCAAGTGGCATTGATATATGAGCCTTGGTTAACCGAGCTGCGGAGCAAATAGCCCGTCTTAAATCTTCAGGTAAATGGTCATAAATCAGCCCTACTGTTGATTCACTACCAAACAATGCATGAATGTTTGCCAATGACTCTGTAGCTGTTGGTATTCGATTCTGTAATTGCTGAGCCTGCATCATGATTTCAATTCCTTATGCCAAGCCGGGAATAGGTAAACCGTTCATCACTGCATCTGTACACATCGACATGAAGGGCGTGCTTGCCTGACAACGGTTCTCAACATCATTCATTAATAAAACCAACTCACGCATAGCAGCTTGAGCTTTACTAACAATTTCATTTTTCTTACGTCTGGTTAAACGCTGTATCGTTTCTACTTCAACTAAGTGGCGGCTAATTTCGCCAGCGTGACTATTAATTGTCATTGCTGCCATTACAGGTGATTTCCCCTCACCCATTGATGGCAACTTCACTGCAGTTAAATCCAACTCAAGCAACACGCTATTTACTAAATCACTGTTCCCGCTTTGTTTGGTGATGATCACCAACTCCCGTACCGTTAATTGATGCGGTTGATTTGGGTTTAGTTTGTTTCGTAGCATTTGTGGTTTCAACGCACATTCAATTGCAATCTGCTCTAAGTTCTCACGCTCAGAGAAACGAATTGCTGCATTGTAAAATGCGTCTTGTTTGGGCTGAGGAATCGCATACATTGTTATCATTCCTTGATATGTCACAATTCAGATAGCCAAAAGATGTTGCATTCTCCACTTACATACACCTCATATCGCTAGTGAATGCTTAGTTAACTCTTAAGCTATAGTTATAAATAGATAGATACGAATTTCACTATCAGACTTGTTGCTCTGCTTCTTTTACAGCAATTTGGTGCATGGCAATCATGTTTATTAAAGGCTTCTCTCGTGGTAGCTCTTTCTTTTTAATGATGATTTTTCCTTTACGGATATAATCAATCACTGTGCCTTTTGGCATTCCAGTAAGGGTGCAATATTGTTCAACCGTCACAAATGGAGTTGGAATTGCTATTTGATAATGCAACATAATGGTATCCTAAGAAGTTATTCATTCATTGTCGCTCGCATTAACTTTCAACCATCATTGCGAGTCGCTAATGCAACTTTAGTTCGTTGAGGCAACATATGCAAGAGAAAATTCATCAAATCGATTATCAAGGTGGTCGAACAATCACTGAGAGACTGAAAGAAATTACGCATGTACGTGAATTTCAAGACCTTGCTGATGTTTACAACATACCAAGATCGACAATATCAACATGGCACACACGCAACATCACACCTTTCGAGGTGGTGTTGCGTACCTGCATAGCAACAGGCTGTTCTCTTAAATGGCTAGTTCTTGGTGAAGGCGAACCTTTCACATCAGAGACAAATACAAATGAATCTATTGAATCTGTATCTATAAGTAAGATAATCAATGGCACATTAGTTAATGACAGTTCAATTCGTATTGATTTATTAACTCTTGAACGATATGGGTTACATGCAGCGTCAACTAAAGCAATTGATCATGATGGAAATATTCATTTTGTTAATACACTAGAAAACAATCCTACTGTTGGTCGTTATTTGATAAGCATCGACGGAAATATTTCTATAAATAGAATCCAACGTTTGCCCGGTAAAAAACTAGCAATGAATTTTGGAGATTCAACAATAGAAATCTCCGATGAGGATATTGATGTCATTGGTCGCATCGTGATGACGATGGAAAAAGAATAAATTTAAATACCGGATAGAAAATTGGAGTAAATACGAAATGGAATTTGTTTTTTTCATTATAGCCTTAATTGTTGTTGCACTGATTATATCAAAACGTAACTTCAACAAACTAATCAAAGACCCTATCCAATGGGATAAAATGATTAGAAAGCAAAACCTTTCTTATAAAAAACAAGAAAAAATAATCAAGAATCTAAACTTACCCTATAAGGCTGTAGATTTATCTAAAAATAACACACAGACAACTCTGGATGTGGCAACTGAGCCAACAAACACAAATAACAATGACATTTCGGATCAGCAACTAACACCTAGACGCAAAAGAGCGTTATATAACCTCGCATTAAAAATTCTTGAGGATGATCATGTTAGCCTTGAGGAATCAAAAAAATTAAAATCATGGTTATATAAATACGCAGAGTCAAAAACTGATTATTCAACAAGAAAACTTTATACAACAGTAGAAAAAATTCTTGAAGATAAAGTGCTAGATGACTATGAATCCCTAGAACTATTTTCTTTACTTTCTGATTATTGTGATGACTTTGAATATCAAGAATCAGTTAAAGAAAAAATACCTAAAAAAGTTAGTCCGGTTAGTTATAATGCACCATTACCATTATTAAAAAACCTCAATATTGGTAACGAATATCACATGCAATATAAAGATTCTAGCGGTGAAATAAGCAGTCGTAATATCATAATTCGTAATATTAATGATAATTATATTAAAGCTTTCTGTTTATTAAGAAAAAATCATCGAACTTTTAAAGCAGATAGGATTGTTTATATTTGTGATACAGAAACTGGTGAATGTCTATCATAACGAATGAGTAAAATTTGAGTTAGCCTATCATGGCTAACTCATAAATGGACAGAAATTGCTTAGATTATTTGCTCTATTTCTGCTGGTAGATATTAGGAATAGTAAGGGTAACGCTGGTTAAATAGCTAAAAATACTTGGTTAAACTTAGTGAGGCACTAACTAAGCTAAGCTTTTTGTGTCCTTTTGAGAAACTTGTTAGGCATTCTTATTTGCGACTTTGTTTATAAAATCATCAAAAACCTCTTTACCTTTTTCCAAATTCTCATTGAATATCGAAATATAATCTTCTGGAGCTATATCCAAATCAAGCTCACTTCTAATTGATAATACTGTGCTAGGTAATAAACTAGAAACATTAAAAAAAGTATCCATACAGTGTTTGGTAAATTCCATATGTTTTGAATTTTGAACTAACCATAATTGATCAAGTTCCAAGTTGTATTTAGTAACTTGTTCTTGTTCATAATTAAAACAATTGTTTATGGTTTCCCGTAACCTTAGATCAGAATTACCCTCAAGATTAAGATTTTTCATTAATGCAATGTATTGGTCTATTTCTTGTTGAGATCGCGTTCTTAAATTTTCAATAATTTGAATCTCATTTTTTCGTAACATTAGTTCGCTGCGTTCAAGCATCAAGTCTAATGTTGCTGTACCAACAGCTGCCATAAAAGAAGTAACCGCTTTTACTGTTTCAGATTCTCCTACAACCTGTACTCTTGCTATTTTTCCAGCATCATTACTAATACAAGATGTAATTTCTTGCTCAAGCATATTTAGGTTGCAAAAATTAGTAATCATATTTTGACTTCTAACAATTGCTTCAACAGCTTCAAGGTATACTTCTTTTTTAGTGTTTTTTTCTCTTTCAATAGCGGCAAATTTTAGCTGATAATTATTTCTAATCTCTTCTAAAATTTTTGCATAGTCTGTTTTAACAGATTCAACTTTATCGGTTATATCTGCAATATCTTCTTTAGTAGCTAAGTTTTTAGCTTTTTCTGTTAAATAACTGGGAATTAGAAACTTTATAAAAAGAAATATAATTCCTCCACCAACAAGCATTCCTAAACCAAAATCAGCTAAAAGTGAAATCAACTTTTCTATATCTGAGATACTCATATTTTTGATGAATGCCTAACATTATTTATATAGTGCGCATTTACCTCATTTGCTAGTAAAAACGCGTACAGGTAATTAATTATATTTAAATAAAAATCGCGATATTTTGTAAAAAATACTTACAGCGTAAACACGGTTTCTAAAACTATCATTTATTTTTAATATAACATAACCAATTGATATTAATGTCAAAAAATATCACAAAAAGTGTAAATACACACACTTCTGATAAAAATAAATAACTCTGTTTCAAACAGCTATTTGAGATAAGAAAAAATAAGTACAATTTGGATAAATAACTTATGAACGAGTGATTGCTCTAACAAACAAAGGGGCAATTATGAGCTAGCTGAATAGCTAACTCACTTGTGGACAGAAGCGTGTTATGGATACAGCTCTATTTGGGCTGGTAGGCATTAGGAAAAGTAAGGGTAATGCTCGACTTCTTTTCAGCATCACCCTTTATGATATTTTCAACATTTACTTACATAAAGTCGCTTGGGCTTGTTCAACACTTCGGATAGGTGTCGGCTTCGCGACACATATCCTTATTTGTTAGGAGTTACCTTGTGATATTTGTAGCTATGTACTCCACTGGATCAAACTCAACTAGCGTGGCAAGTTTGCAATGATTATACAGAGCACTCACCAGCAACCCGATAGCTAAAGGAACTTCATCTTCAATTCGCCCTTTATACTCTTGGTCATGAGGTTCTCGTCTCGTATGGGGGTAGTGGTAGTTATGTATACTATAAATAGACCATGGTGGGTTCGCAAAATATGCACAATGACCAGTCTCCAAGCTAGCTATAAAGTTATGCTTATTAGACATATCTACACTGTCACCATAAAAGAACCCCCCACTTGGCATTGCACTGAAACTTTTACATATTACAAATGTAAAGATTGCATCCTGACGATAAAAACTAGTATCAAAATCAAGCCCGTTGTTTTCATCAGGGGCGTTTACTTTCTTAGTAACCCTTGTCTGAGGGTGTAGGTCTTTTAGTGCTTTATTAGCTGCAAGTTTATGTAATATATCACTCATTTCAGAGCTTGTTCTAATCTGGGACTTTACTTCTCCAATTGCGATTACTGCCTCAACAGGAATAAAATGAGTATGTGAAGAGTCTACTAATTTGGGACATGATTGTTTATCGTAAATGATCAGATCACACTGCGTACTTTGTTGATTATCCCGTGTAATTATAAAACCCTTTGTAATACCAAAGGTTTGTGGTACGGATAGTCTCAATAGCTCTATTACTGCGTCTTCTCTATACTGTCCGAACTCACCGGCATGATAAAGTTCATCCTGTTCATTGCGAAACATGCCTTCTGAACTACTAAAGTGTTCTTTCAATCTGTTGATACTTTGTATTAACAGGTGTCTATATATCTTACTTGCCATTTGTAACTCCTAACGCCGCATTAAGGTGTGAGCAACGCTACCACGAAACCTAACTATACCACTGTAAACACTAAACCCAATGATGGAATGAAAAATGCCAAGCGTTGGGAATCACTCTTAAATGCTTTGTTGAACGAAGCCGCTGCGCGGCAGAGTGAAAACCCATAAGCTCAACTACGGTAAAAACACCTTTCCAAAAGGAGTATTTATCATGAATCAAGCACAGCAACATCGTACAGATTATTTTTATGAACACTACCGGCAATCTGAAACGGTATTTCATACAACGGACAAACATGTCATGCAATTAACGGGGATATTTCGACCCAGATAACCGACGTTAAATAATAAGGATAATGGCCTTCACGCTTCAGAACTAAAGAGGATTTTATTATAAATCAGAGTGTTAAATTTATTGGTTCACACCAAGGATAACGCTCGACTGCTTTTTGTCATCACCCTTCATGATATTTCCAATATTTACTTATATAAGGAGGCTTGGGCTTGTCCAACACTTCGGATAGGTGTCGGCTTCGCGACACATATCCTTATTTGTTATATACGTCTTAAACCTTGTCACCTAACAGGGAAATTAAAGCATCGACGGATATCGGCGGATGTGTTCTGTGTATGATTCCATGACAATTAGGACATAAAGGCTTTAAGTCATTGATAGGATCAACATCATACTCTTGCTTTATATCAGCAAGAGCAACTTCGTGGTGCACGTGTATAAAACCTTTACCGATATCACCATAAACACTTTGAAAATCAAAGTTGCAAACATAACATTTGCACCCATAATGAGATATGCACTTAGCTCTTGCATCAGCGCTACGTTCATATGCATTTACAGAGATTCTCTTCGTTGCACCCTCAGTGTAAGTCTCGGGGTTAACAACCTCTTCTATAGCTGTGACAACCTCGTGTTCAGAGAGGCTTAACGCATACCAAAGACCACCAACTCCCGCTAAATGCTTATCCTCAAGAATCCAGTCGAAACTTTTAATTTTGGCGGTACCAGTATCTGTTTCATCGTACTGCATTGGGAACGTTTTTAAACTGTACCCATGCTCCTGAATGAGAGCTACGTGCTCGAGTGACTGCTTTCTCCCCGCACCTTTCCAACTTTCATCAAAGATTAAGCCATCTTTGTGTACATCCCAATGACCAAAAACCACGAACTTTTCATCGTGATTAACGAATGACCAACTCCAGTTCCAGTTTCTGCAGGTTGCCCCCACAGACTCCATAAATTTCTTTCGACTCATTTGAACTACCTAATCAAATAAAGCATATAACAGTATATTAATAAGCATTCTTACTTTCGCGCAAAAATACACGCATAAAAAACCTTTATCATACTAGATATAATCTATATATATCATGAAGTTGATAACAATTTTTCACGCCTGACGCCAATGAGAGGATGTGATAAGTAAGAAATGTATTTAATCAGTCTTATTAAATACAAACTGAAATATTAAATGATATGATTTCACTTCTGTTTTTAACAAGAAATATTTCTTATTAAAAACAGAACTAAAGCGATAAAATCACCACGTTTCATTATAACTGTTCATATAAACAGTAAATAAAACTAATCCAAAACCACGTTAATAAAAAATGAATGAGTATTTGATCTAACAAGTTTTGGGGCATAAATGAGTTAGAGACACCTATTTATGCCTTGTTGTTCTGTTATTACTGAGAGGTCATTTTAGGTATACCTAAACGAAACCATCTCCTACCCCGCTTTACCCACACCATATAACTATAGAAACCACCTATAATAAACCAATTAAAGAAACTAACTTAAATTGAACTAATAGGTTTGGTTTGGACTAAAGAAGTTAGAGTTTTAACGTTTCCCATATAATTATGAAGCATATGTATTTAGAAGGGATTAGTTTGTTGACATCGAATTTGATGGTGTTTAAAACAAATAAAATAATTGATAGAAACAAGATTATTGTTACTGATAATCGCAGCTTTCATCATATATGAAAAGTTCACGACCAAATGGTCGTGAACTATGAGATATCAAATTAAATCTAGCATCAACCTATTAGGCAGCAATACAAATGCCAGTTTCACAATTAGGTAAGTCGGCCCAGAAGAGAACGTTCTCCTCTTTTACAATACCTAATTTTATCATCACCTGAACTAATGCACTTTGTAAGGCCGTTTCTCGATCAGTTATAGTGTCAGAAGAAGTAAAAACTATAAATTTAATTTTATCAGAAGGTATAGTGAAATATAAAGAACTAGCCATACCTGCCACAGCATCTGGAAGCATATCTGTCATCATCAAAACTTCAAATGATATTATTGATGGAATATCAATCATTGTAGGGAAATTTTGCATGATTAATGTATTAATTATACCGGCTCCAGGATGACCTTTAAAAAACAAATCATAACTTTTACCAAGATAATATGGGCTCGATTCATTAATTGCATTATCAATAACATCTATTTGTTTATTTGCATAATATTCTTTTTCATGATCTCCTGCCCATACTGTCGTTCCTGTAAACACAAAATTTGGCAAATTAGATGAATTATATTCATTTTGTAATTTTTGTTTATCAAAACCAACAATAGATAAGAATAATTCTTGCTGTTTACTATTAAATTTTTTAAAACCATCCCATTGCATTTGTTTTAAACTATCACCAAGATAATCACGCAACTCATGTAATGATGGTTCTAAGGTTAAGTAATCTTTTCTTAAAAAATGATACTTAGTTGGGTATAATTGCTGCCAATTATAAATTGATGCGATTTCTGATCCTGAATAATTGTCTGTAACTCCAGAAATGACATCCTCAAGAGAGTCCTTTCCTAATTGTAAATTATATATTTTATTTACGCTATTTCTCCAATTATATAAATCGACATACTCAGCAGAGCCATCATCATATAAATCTATATTTGTTATTGTCACGTTATTGAACGTATTTAATGCTTTTAATATTGGCATCAAATTATAAAATGAACGAGCAGTATTGGAACTAAGTTTAACATTAAGTCTATGCTTTGTTTGTGCTTGTTTAACAATTGCCTGCACTAATTCTGACGATGTATGGTTATTAATTAATGGAAAACGAGTAATATTTAACTCTTTCATTTGCTCATCGGTAGGATTTATTCTCCACCAAGAAATATATCTTTGTGTTGTAGGGTTTTGCTCTTCAGATTTAATGATATCCATTAATTGTTGAAGTGCTGGAAGAGAAGCATGATCAACATAAACTTCTAAAGATGGAGAAACTACATTTAATATTACCTTTGTTATATATTTATCACCTTTATCATTAACACCATTAAAATCAAAACAATATTTTTCATCTTTTTCTAAACGTGGTGCCATAATCGAAAGTGATATTGACTCTTTATTTTGAGTTGTTAATAGTTGTTGTGTACCACACGTTTGTACCCATGAATGTTTTGTGAAAATGATATTTGACTGATTAGTCGGCTCTAATTTAACATTTTCTTCATCGGTTACTGTTTGATTAATATCAAGCTTATGAATAGGTGGTGTATAATCCTCTGAATTATTACAAGCAGTCAGTAATACTAGAGTTAAAAGTAAAAATTTTTTCATAAAATTCAAATAAATTAGGTGGTAACATATAATAGCAACTATTAACTTAATAGTTAATAATTAATAATGTCAGTAATCTCTCATTTTACACTTAAATCTACACAAACCTCCTCTGTTTTATTCATCATAAACAAACATTGATTTTTCCCCAAAAAATAATACTGTATATAAAAACAGTATTAATGGTTTTGTTATGGCAATCAGAAATCTAAAAGACAGCAGCAAGAACCCATGGCTTTGTGAGTGTTACCCACAAGGGCGAGAAGGTAAACGTATTCGCAAGCGATTCTCCACTAAAGGAGAAGCTATCGCTTTTGAGCGTTTTACAATGCGGGAGATTGAGGATAAGCCTTGGCTTGGTCAAAAAGAAGATAATCGACGTTTAAGTGATTTAATTAAATATTGGAAACTTGCTCATGGCATGACACTCTCTAATGGCGAAAAAATCTATAGTTTATTAATACTTATTGCTGAGGCAATGAATGACCCAATAGCTTCTAGATTAACAAGTAAACACTTTTCAGATTTTAGAAAAAAACGCCTATCTGGTGAAATTTCATTTGTTGAAGATAAATGGAATAGAGGAACAGCAAGTATTGCAACGTGTAATCTAGATTTAGCCTACCTCCGTTCAATCTTTAATAAACTTATAGAGCTTGGTGAATGGCACTCCCCTAACCCGCTTAAAGATATAAAGCCGTTTCGTAAAAAAGATAATGTGATGGCTTTTCTCACAAAAGAACAAATTACTATCCTATTAGATAGCCTAGCTACTCGTCAAAACCCTGACATTATTAAGGTCGTTAAACTATGCCTATCTACGGGAGCGCGTTGGAATGAAGCGGCTCAGCTTAAAGGTAGTCAACTAAGTAAATACAAAGTGACCTTTACCAAAACAAAAAGTGGTAAGAATAGATCGGTACCTATCAGTAAAGAACTGTATTACGAAATATATCAACCAACGTCAGGGGCTTTATTTTCGCCATGTTATAATTCGTTTTGGAACCTACTTAAAACGATGGACTTTGATTTACCATCTGGACAAGCATCACATGTATTACGCCATTCGTTCGCAAGTCACTTCATGATGAATGGAGGTAATATATTGGTACTGAAAGAAATCTTAGGTCATTCTGATATTACAATGACTATGCGTTATGCTCACTTCTCACCAGATCACCTATCAGAAGCACTCACTAAAAACCCCCTATTTAGTCTATAA